TAGTACCGACCTTTTTGAAAGATACAATAGCCTTGCCGTCCTTATATTTCAATTTTGCAATATCATTATCGGACAGAGTTAGCTTCTCGATTTTAGCATCGGAAGGCGTTGGAGTGATTTTTACCTCAACAGTTTCTGAAACATCGAAAGTTGTTTTTCCCCAATCTGCCTGAATATCTGTAAGGCTTGAAGAATTTGTACCCCAGATAAATAGTAAGAGTGAGGTGATGAATATAATAATACTTATTATAAAATTTCTCTTTCTTGTTCCAGAATAATCTTTTTTAATAAGATAGTAGATAATAAATCCGATTGCCGGAATCCAAGCTAAAGAATATAATCCAATCAATAAGCAGACAACAAAGAAGCCAATTATCCAAGTTAAACATCCATTCTTTTTCATAATATCATTCCTTCCAAGTTTTAATATTTTAGGAAATTTTTAGTTAAAAGAAAGTCTGCGCACTTCATTCGCAATATTAGTGTTGCATTTAATTTCTTTTTGAATTTTTGTACCTGTTTCGGCGGACTCAAATACAAGAAAGGCTACAGTGTCTAATTCCTGTTGCTTGGTAGTAGTTGTTGTGTTTACCTTTGTTTTCTTCCCAAGAGATGCGCCAACCATTGCACCTACAGGGCCTGCAACAGCAGCGCCAACTAATGCGCTTCCTGCTCGACCGTGAGTCTTGTTTTTCCCTGTTGTCTTACTGATTAGATTATATTGAGGACCATCCCAGATAAAATCAACTAACTTAAATTTTCCAGCGCCTTCTTGAAATGCTTTTCCGAAGTAATATAGCCCATTTCCAGATTTTCTGAATTTAAGACCGCCTATGTCATACTGAGTTTCAGCTTTTTTCAAAGCCTTAATGCGGTCATTCTCAGCTTTTTGCAGAGCTCGTTCTTTTTCTTTCTCAGCTTTTTGAGCTTGTTGCTCTTCCCATTCTTCTAAATAAGCCTCTGGTGCCTTCTTATTGTATTCTTCAAAGAATTTTCGATCATCATCAGAGAGAGAGGTCATTTCACCTTTTTGAATTTTTTGCATTAAATCTGTGCTTCTGGATACATTGTCCCATCCTGCTTTTAATTTGTCAAAAAATCCCATTTTTCTTCATTCCTTTCGTTCTTTCTTACGTATATTCAATCAAATATCTCCGCCATATAAATACTTTCGTATCAAGAGGGCAATATATTTATGGTTAGAGATACTGAATTGACCATTATAAATCATCGCCATACAAATAGTGATGCTCAGCTCGTTGGAACATATCACAATGTTCTTGGAGAAATTTAACACGCTTTTGATCACGAGCAATCAGCTTCTTTAATCGTCTTCGTTCCGCTTGCAATTGCTTGATGCGATCAAGATAGATTTGAGCCGGTTCTGGATCTTTGTGTGGATGATGAGCATAGTATTCAATTTCTTGTACATTACCTTTTAAAAAGTCATCATTTGTTATATGACTCATGGCATGCTCATATGCCTTAAGCTGAGATTCATAATTCAATCCGGCATTGATTAGTATCGTGTAGCTTCCGTCTTCGTTCGGAACAACCATTTCATTTCCTTTTTTACTAGGAAAGTCCATAAGAACGACATTAACATCCGGTGTCGTCAATATCACCACGTTCCTTTCGTTTAAGCGCGAGAGCCATGCTGTGCAGAGCTTTTAAGTCGTCCGGATCCATATCTTTCTGGACATCGAACAGCGCTTTCAGTTCTTTATTTTCAAATATTTCTTGTGCTACCTGTGCAGTTTCGTTGTTTGTGTAGTATTCGTTAGATTTTTTTCCAGTGCGAATATATTCGGCAGTTACACCAAATAAATCAGCTATCTTCTGCAACTTAGCATCTTTAGGATTACTTCTGCCATTCTTCCAATCTGAAAAAGTGGATTTTGTGATTCCAGTAGCCTTTGCTACGTCAGAGTCTTTCATCCCTTTGGAATCTCTTAACTTGCAATAAATTTCATACATAATACACCTCTAAACAATAAATTCTGAAATCAGTACAAAAAGTTATTGACAAGTTCTGAAATCCGCACTATAATAAAGCTACAAAGTTCGGAAATCAAAACAGAATTAAGTTTTAATTCATTTGTCAATGTATCTGGTAAATATATTGTATCTGATTTCCGAACTAAAATCAATAGAAAGTTCGGAAATGAGGTGATTATTTTTATGTATGAAAGATATGTAGAACTTCGAAATCAAAAAGGGGTATCTGACTACAGGGTAGCAAAAGATACGGGGATTCCGAAGTCTACTTTTTCTGATTGGAAATCAGGAAGGAGCAAACCGAAGATAGCCAAGCTTAAAATTTTGGCTGGATATTTCGGTGTGGCTGTAGATGAATTAATTTCAGCAACAGATGAAACAGGTTCAGAAGAAGGGAGGGAGTAGATGCTGATAGGAATTTTAGCTGCGCTATCGATGATAGCGATAGCAAAAGCAATTTATTGGAAATTATGTTTCCAGGGCGTACTTCTTTATATAGCTGAATGCGGAAATCCATTGCCTAACACTACTTTAATAAAGAAATACGCCGAGAGAGTAGCGTTGAAAGCTCTGCACATCAAGGAAGATTAAAATGTGATTTGATAACAAGGGATGCTGCCGACAAGGCAATCTGAGTTAAGTCTTTAAGTGATTGCACACCAAGCTCAGTGCCAATGTCTTTTACTTTATTATAAAAAGAATCGTTTCTGATATTAGCAAGGAACTCATGTCCTTTAGGGGATAAATCCGAAATGGTGTAGCACGTTCCAGTAATATTGCAAGATGCTTGGAAAAAGAATTCATTAAGTTGACATTGACGGATATGATACATTACTTCATCAAAAGAATAATTTGGAAGCAATTCAGGAACGGTCTCTTTGTCGAATCTCCAATGGTGGTTGATATCAGGAATTTCTTCCACAACAAGAAGTATATCTCGTATGCAATCAGGGTTTAGTTTCAATTTGTAATCATTCCTTTCATTGGTTGTTAGGAAGATTATATCAAACCAAAGAGTATAAAGGCAATAGAGAAAGAAGGTGTGAATATTATGAAGCGCTTATGCCCAGCGTGTTTTACAGAGCTTCCGGAGAAAGCAAATTACTGTCCAGCGTGTGGAAAGTGCATGAGAGAACCTATTAAATTACCTATGATCCTTGGCGGAATAGTATTCCCATACATAAGGGCGATTGGAATAGACGATCATGCAATTCACGTTGAAGATGGTACGAGAAAAGGAGAGAAGAAAAAATGAAAAAGAAAATTGTAACAATTTTAATCTTATCAGTTACAGTTGTGGCCGCCCTAAGTGGTTGTAAAGGATTAGCTACGACAGAAACGGAATATGATACAGAATCAAAGAGCATAAAATCGATGTTTGTTGAAGTGGAAGTAGGTGCAGAGTGGAGAATAATGTACGACAAGAAGACAAAAGTCATGTATGTGATGTCTGATGGTCCTGAAAACCGAGGTGTTTTTACGGAACTTGTTGATGAAAATGGTAAGCCGAAATTATGGGAAAATGAGGAAGAATAAATCGCAACAAGTACAAACCATTCCACATAACCTATAAAGAGGTGATGCAGTTTGAAACATATTAACATCGTGATCATCGATGGAGTAGAGAGAGACATGGCTACATTATCTGCAGAGGAGCGAGCAAAGATCGTGAATGAGTTGAATCGTGTAGCTGTTGGATATCTGGGATACCAGAAAGAGAAAACCGCTTAGGCGGTAGAAGGGAGGACAAGCATGAAAAGAAGAGGACCAAGAACAAAATGGCAGAGAATCATCAGAGAAACGGTGTTAGAGATCCTGATCGGCGCCACAATCGGACTTGCATTTGATGCAATGTTATTTATCTGGTTGCTTGTAAGGTGAAGGAGGTGAGGACATTGCAAGGAGAAATCAAAAAAGAGCACCCGTATAAGCCGGCAAGCTTGGGGCGCTCTGAAAATTAGTCAACTATATTATATGAGAAGAAAGGGAATTAGTCAAATGATTAAAGCAACATCGGCAATGTATGGATCACTTCGCGGACATATGCCAGAAGAACTGGCAAAAGAAGTTCTGATAAGTATTACAAAGGAAGCCATTAAACAGGCGGAGGAGAAAAGATGAAGACGCTGAAAATTACAACGGATAATAAGATCTCTATCGTCGATGTAGATTTTAAGGATTTCAGATCTATCCAGCAGGCAGTCGGCGGATATTTCGAGACTGTGAAGACAAGAAAGATGTGGGACTACTTCAAAGCTCCTGTGGTTATGCTGGTTGATGAGGAAGGGTTAATCAAAGGACTTTCTTGTAATGCAGTGGCTTCTGTATTTTATGGAATCGAAGAGCATGGTTGTATGATTGCCGGCGATGTGATCTTCGGGTTAGTTCTAGGAGAAGATATTATCGGATTTGGCAATCGGGATTCAGAGCAGTGGATGGAGAAGATGTTAAAAGACTTCCCTGTATTGCAGAAGGAGAACAGTCATGAGTGATGGAAAGATACATATTCCGGCCAGAAGGAAACAGCCGGTAGATGATCAGATGGTGGTCAAAGTAACACCGGAAGCATATAACGCGCTGGTAGATATTTATAACGAATCAACTTTATCACTTAAGCAGATTGCAAGTCTTTTGATTGTAAAGGCTGCAGAGCAAGTGGTGTATGACAAAGAATAGTCGGAGGTAGAAATATGGCAACATTATATGAATTAACAGAGGAATACAGGCAGCTTTTGGAAATGATGGAAGATGACACCGTTGATCCGGAGGTGCTGCAGGATACATTGGAAGGTGTAGATGGTGAAATTGAAGCAAAGGCAGATAACTGCGCAAAACTGATTCGTGAGCTGAATGGTGTGGCCGGTGTGATCAACGAAGAGATTGAGCGTTTAAAAGCAAGAAAAGACGTAATCTCCAACAATGCTGACAGAGTAAAAAAATATCTTGAGAAGTCAATGATCGATACCGGAAAGAGAAAGTTTAAGACGGCTTTATTTGGATTTAATATTCAGAAGAATCCGGCATCAGTTGTAGTTGATCAGGAAGATAAGATTCCAGAAGAGTACTGGATCAAGCAGGATCCGAAGCTGAACAAGGCTTTACTTAAGAAGTGGCTTAAAGATAATCCGGAAGATTTTGCGCACTTGGAGCAGAGTGAAGGATTAAGAATTCGATAGGAGATATGGATATGTGGGAAGTAAGAGTAACACAGAAATATACATCAGATCACGGAATTGATTTAGAAGAAACAGTAGTTTTTAGAGTAAACAACTTAACGAAAGCGGGCGTTATCGTTGATATATTTAAAGGATATGGTATTGGAAAGATGAGTTATTCCATTACCCAGAAACAGGAGGAAGAGGATAATGAGTAAAGTTATTTGCATTATGGGAGAATCAGGATCCGGCAAAACAACATCTATGAGAAATTTAGATCCAAAGACAACATATTATATTGATGCTGACAAGAAAGGACTTTCTTGGAAGGGATGGAGAAAACAGTATAACAAAGAAAATAAAAATTATCTGGCATGCGATGATGCAAATACTGTCCGCCAGTATATTAAACGAATTGCAGAGGCTTGTCCTGGAGTAAAAGTGATTGTAGTTGATACGGTCAACGGATTGATGGTAGCTGATGAGATGCGCCGGAGTAAGGAAAAAGGTTATGACAAATGGGTAGATCTTGCAGCGTGTGTCTGGGATCTGGTCTGCGAAGCATATACATACAGGGATGATCTGACAATTATTTTCACGGCACATACACAGACAGATCACGATGAAGCCGGTTATATGTTTACCAGAATCAAAACCTCTGGGAAGAAGCTGGACAAGATCTGTCTGGAGAGTAAGTTCACTACAGTACTGCTTAGCAAGTGCGTAGATGGAGCATATAAATTTGAAACTCAGGCAAACAATAGTACGGCAAAATCTCCAATGGGAGCATTTGACCAGATGGAGATTGATAACGATATTGTAGAAGTAATGAAAGCATTGGAGGACTATTAAAATGAGAAAACCGAATAATTATGAAAATACACAGGCTCAGGGAGAATTTACTCCCGTTGAGCTTGGAGGACATACACTGGTAATTAAACAGGTTGAGGAACGAATGTCAAAGACCAATAAACCAATGATTGTTGTGTACTTTGATTTTGCTCCGGGAGATAAGCAGGCAGGTTATTTTGAAGAGGTATTTGCGAATGATATTCGTCCGGAAAAGAAATGGCCGAATCAGGGAACGAACTATATTTTGACAGAGGATAATGATGGCAACTGTAGCAGATCCTTCAAAACATTCTTAACTTGCGTGGAGCATTCAAACAATGGATTTGAAACGCAGTGGGGAGACAACTTTGGTCAGCAGTTTAAGAACAAACTGGTCGGCGGAGTATTTGGAATACAGATGGATTTTTACAATGGAAGAGAGCTTGAAAAGCGTGTTTTGAGATGGTTTGTATCACACGACAAAGCGGAAGAAGCCGAGATTCCGATGGAGACAGAAACGCAAGCATACAAGGATCATATTAATGGATATCCAGGATATCCGCAAGGATCCACACCTGCAGGAGATGGATTTATGAATATTCCGGATGGCATTGATGAGGAACTGCCATTCAACTAGGAGTGATGTAAGTGGATATACAAATTGATACAAGGGAAAAGCAGCGTGCTATTCGCAAAATTCTTAAGACATTCGATGATAATGGCGTAAAGCATTTCTCGAGCAAATTATTGGTCGGTGATTATATGAGTCTGGATAACCCCAGGCTCATCATCGATCGGAAGCAGAATCTGCAGGAATTATGTGGGAACGTCTGCCAGCAGCATGAACGATTCAAGAGAGAGCTTCTGAAGGCAATCAATGCAGGGATACAGCTTGTGATTTTGGTGGAACATGGTCCGGATATCCAGAGTCTGGAAGATGTGTGGTTCTGGGAGAATCCCAGGAAGCATGAAGTCCGGTGGCGCATGGTGAATGGTAAGCGAGAGAAGTATGTGGTATCAGCCAAGGCGGTTGATGGGAATCAGCTGTACAAATCCCTGTGTACCATTCGTGATCGTTATAATGTCCGATTTGAATTTTGTGAGAAAAAAGATACCGGCAAAGAGATCATGCGGATCCTATCAGGGGGGGGCGGTGACCCCAGATGACCAGTGAGGAGATTAAACAAACATACAGTATGCGGGACATTTTAAATAAATGCGGACTTCCGCAACCGAACCGGTCAGGTTTTATTCAGTGCCCGTTTCACAAAGGCGATCGGGAAGCTTCTATGAAAATTTACGACAAAGATTTCAACTGCTTTGGATGCGGAGCAAATGGAGATATCTTTACTTTTATTGAAATGTTTTATGGTATTTCATTTAAGGAAGCTTTCCGGATGCTGGGTGGTGGCTACGATCCATCTTTTAAGTCTTCCCTGGCTGTTTATCATGCAAAGAAAGAGAAGATGATGCGGGAAAAGCAGGAAGAAAGATTCCGGCAAAAACGAAAGTTAAATAATGATCTGATAGCAATATACCGGAAGTTTCTTGACCGGTCAGAGCCGTTATCAGACGCGTGGTGCGATTGTTACAATGCACTGCAGCTTGAATTATATCATGCGGAAATATTAGAAGAGAGAAGGTGATCACATGGAGCCTTTAGCAAGGCTGGATAGTAATAGCATATTGGCAGAGGATATCTTTTTAGAGATATTCGACCAGGAAGACGAGATAATGAAGGCTCGAATGATCCTTTCACTGACAGATCGAGCTGCAGAGCTTGGAGTAAAGAAGAAGTTCGAAGAGTTGTTAAAAGCATACAAGAAAGTGGATCGGGAGGCAAAGCAGCGGGAGCGCAAGAAGCCGATAGCTATGTTGGATAAGTGGACGAACTTTGAAGGACCATACAATAACATGTTCTGCGGAGCATGGATTGCTGGAGAAGATGGAGTATATGCCCAAAATGACAGTCAGGTAGATGCAGTTGCCTGTTATCATCCAATATTACCAGTGGAGCGTATGAAGAACTTAGAGACTGGCGAAGAACAGATTAAAATCGCATATAAACGAAATGGACGGTGGGATGAGATTATTGTCCCTAAAACAATGGTGACATCTGCCAGCAAGATCGTAGCTCTTTCCGGAAGAGGCATTTCTGTTACATCGGAAAATGCAAAGCTATTGGTACGTTTTCTGTCAGATGTGGAGAATATGAACGACAGCCATATCAAGGTTCAGTACTCCACCAGTAAGCTTGGTTGGATCCAGAACGATTTTATTCCTTACGACACGGAGATTGTGTTTGATGGAGATCAACGGTTCCGTCAGACCTATGACAGTGTATCAGAGCGTGGAAACTGGAAAATCTGGCAGAGCCATATGCAGAAGCTCCGTAAGTCCGGCCGGCTGGAAATAAAATTTATGATGGCTGCATCTTTTGCAAGCGTCTTAGTCAGTCTCCTGGGCGGACTGCCGTTTATTGTAGATCTCTGGGGCGAAACTGAAGGCGGTAAAACAGTATCACTTATGGTTGCCGCATCGATCTGGGCGAATCCTGATGAATCAGCGTATATCGGAGATTTTAAAACAACGGAAGTAGCACTGGAGGCAAAGGCAGACATGTTGAATCATCTGCCAATGATCTTGGATGATACCAGTAAAACCAGTAGTCGAATCCGGGATAATTTTGAAGGCATGGTATACGACATGTGTTCCGGCAAAGGAAAGAGCCGGTCAAACAAAGAACTTGGTATTAACCGGGAGAACCGGTGGCGGAATTGTATCCTGACCAATGGAGAACGTCCACTGAATTCATATGTATCCCAGGGTGGTGCAATTAACCGTATTCTGGAAGTTGAATGCAAAGATAATGTTTATGAAGATCCACAAGAGACTGCAGAGCTTGTAAAGAAAAATTATGGTTTGGCAGGAAAACGCTACATAGAAGCATTGAAAAGCATTGGCAAGGAAGAACTGCAGCGGATGCAGAAAGAATTTCAGAAAGAGCTTAAGGATGATGAGGCAATGCAGAAGCAGAGCTTGTCGTTGGCAATCCTTCTTACTGCAGATAAAGTAGCAACGGATTATTTGTTCCGGGACGGAGAATATATCACGATCAAGCAGGCAAAAACCGTTCTGATCAACAGGAATGATCTCAGCGATAATGAACGTTGCTACCGGTATTTGAAAGATAAGATTGCAATGAATGAACAGAAATTTGATGCGGAAAACAAAGTTGAGCAGTGGGGAATTCTGGAAGAAGGAAGAGCCATTATTTACAACCAGGCATTCAAAGATCTGTGTAAAAATGGTGGATTTTCTGACAAAGCATTCCTGTCATGGGCGGACCGGAAAGATCTGATCGAGACACAGGGCGGACGAATGACAAAGGTGAAAAAGGTAGGCGGGAATCCTGTAAGATGCGTGTTCCTGAAGCTGAATGAGAATCTGGATGAGGATGGATTTGAGTCAGTAGAGACGATGGAAATGTATGAGCAGGAGGAGTTGCCATTCAAATAAAGTTACCCGTTACCAAAGTTACCAGTCAATTTTTACCCTTATAGGGAAGATAAAAATATGTGAAAGTGAGAAAAATAAGTTCTCCTACATGGGAAAATGTGTGGTAACTCGGTAACCGAACGGCGAAAAGTCTAGAAAACACAGTGTTTTCAAGGCTTATAACGGTTTCCGTGTTTTGGTAACGAGCACTAAAAACGGTAACATTCGGTAACAAAGGAGTGGAATATGGAAGAATATGATAAGCGAGTTACAGCAATGTACAACGATTGTTGGAAGTTATACAGAGATTACACAAAATCACATGACATGAGGCAGTTCAACGAAGCAAAGGATGCTGTGATTGAGAAATATGGAAGACAGTGTGATGTGATTGATCTGGTGTTGTGGATAGCGATTCGTGTACAGACTTTGCACGATATGTGGGAAAGGGAAAAGAAAGATGGAGGAAATTAGGTGGTACGAAAAACTTAATTACACAGAAACGAAAGATATCATCAAGGAGAAGCTGCAGAACATGTCGAGAGATTTTGTGGCAATAGGATTCTACCTGAAGCTGATCAGAGATAAAAGCTTATTCCTGGAAGATGGATATAAATCAATATGGGAATTTGCAGAAGATAATTACGGTATCAAAAGATCAACAGCATCCAGATGGATGGCAATGAACGACAGGTTCTCCAAGAATGGTAATACACCGATACTGTCAGAAGAATATATAAGCTTGGGGAAAAGTCAGCTGCAGGAAATGTTATATCTGAATGATAAACAGATGGAAGAAGTAAAGCCGGATATGACGGCAAGAGAAATTCGTGGGATACGTACACCAGATCCTGAACCGAAAGAAATTGAAGAACAGATTCCGGAGCAAGTGCTAGGGCAGATGTGCCCGGAGGATTATCCGGAGATTCTTCCGGAAGAAAAACATGGTCCGGCAAAATGTATCACCGGAAAAAGTAAAAGTGGAATATGTGGAGCAGCTGCATATTGTTCAGAGAACTATAGCTGTTGTTTGGAATGTGACCAGAATTGCAATAGCAGGTGCGGATGGCTTGATGATGCGTGCGACGTCGCACAGGATAAACAGCAACCGTCAGTTGAGAATGTGAATATGGATTGTCCGCCAGATCAAGGCACCTGTCCAAGGCAGAACTGGGGGACATCTCGTGAAGATCAGCATGAAGGACAGAAAGAATGTGCGAAGTGTTGGAATCATTATAAGAACTTGCACAAACAGGAGAAGGTGGAAGTTCCGGAAGAGAAAATGCTGGAAGTTGAAGAGAGGATTCCATCAGATTCTGTGGAGAAAGAGGTAGAGCCAGAGCCGGAGCTGTATGAAGAAGTATCTGAGAAAACTGATATCGATATTGCTAGGGAAGAAAATCAGAAAGCTCAGATATATCTGGAGATGGCTGAGAAAGAATTCGGTCAAAATGATATCAGGATCCGGAAACAGAAGATTTTAGTTGCAGCATTGGCCGGATATATTCACGATTTGGATACGGTGATGAATCCACCAGAAGAACCGAAACAGCCAGAACTTCCAAAACTTAAGAATAATGATCAACGGAAGGAGTGGCTTAGAAATTATAAAGATTGGGGATTGTGGTATCACGATGATTGTATTGATGTGAATTATTACAAATATGATTTCGAGGATGGCAGTAGATTGATAGTAGCCGAATATCCAAAGAGAAAGTATTACTGGAATTCTGGTGAGTTAGAGGATAGTCATTATTTTCATTTGCTGGAAAAGAATAAAAAGTACTACGGAAGAGAAAAGACGTTTGATCAACAGTATGTGCATACCGAAGACAGTGAGACTCATTTGGTGGAATTTTTGAAGAATTTGCAGAAAGGGGCAAAGTAAATGTTAGTAGAGAAGAACTTAAAAGAAGCATGTGGAGGAATAGATCATGGAGAGATTAACACATAAAAGAGAGAACGGTATAAAGCGAGGGTACTGGTCCCCGAATAAGAAACAGGAGCTGGTGGATAGACTGGCGATGTATGAAGATCGGGAGGAGGGTGCCGATTTCGGCAAGTGGATTCCATGCAGTGAGAGATTGCCAAAAGATAGGCAGATTGTAGTAGCTGATATTGAATGCAGTATTGAGGGCAGAATGTGCATATTCGCCTATTTTAAAATCGTTAATCACATGGAGCACTGGATAAATGCCAATACGGGCTTTCCTGTTTTAGCCAATGTTGTTCAGTGGACACCATTGGCGGAACCATACAAGGAGGAACAATGAAGATAATAATATTCATCATTATCGCCTGTACGCTCTTTGTTGCTTGGAGCTTATGCATTGTAGGAGCAAGTGCAGATGAACAATTGGAAATGATATATGCCAAGGATTTGGAGAGAAAGGAGAATAGCATGGATAATACATATGCACCAACGGAAAATAAAGAACAGGAAAAAATAAAGGTAGAGAGCATTGACATTGTAGTGACTGGGGGCGAAAGAAAAAGTGAATGGATTCCAATAGGAGAAAGACTACCGGAGGCAGGGGAATATATCCTGGTATCTTTCGCCAATGAAGGTTTTTCACTTCCGGATATTGCAGTATATGAAGTTGATTCGTATGGAAATGGAGTATTTTATCCGGCGGATAAGACTGTTCCGTATTCATTAATCGGAGTATTTGTGAATGCCTGGATGCCATTGCCGGAACCGTATAAGGAGAAAACAGAATGACAAATAGGGAATATATGATAAATCTATTGCTGGACGGTTTGGAATCACGCTTGAACCGAGTAAGCATTGATGATGGTGGTGCAAGCGAAGAAGCTATGATTTATTACAACATAAATTGTCCATATTATGCAGGTGATAAAAGAGCATATTGCCGAAAAGAAGGTAGTCTAGTATCAAGTAGAGAGGTATGCGTAGATTGTAAAGCACATTGGCTTGAACAGGAAGTTGATGAATAAAAACAAAACGACGAAGGAGCCGAGAAATGATTGAACAGAGGAAGAGACAGAAAACAGATAAAGCTGGATAGTCAGAAGCATTATAAAGGGTTGGAGGAGAGCCATGATGCGAAAGCAAGTGAGAGATTTCATACACCACCAGCTTATCAGAGTTATTCGGTGGAGGATTACTTGCGGAAGATGGGAGTAGACATAACGAAGGGAGTAGATGCCGGTGGAGCAGAGACTGGAAGAAAACAATATCAAGAATGAGAATAACCGGAAGAAAGAATATCTGAGAGGATACAGATCCAGTAGAAGACGTATCAACCGTATTGATGATGAAATTATTGAACTGAAAGAATTAGCTGCATCGGTGAAGGCAGTTGATTATTCTGGTATGCCGCATGGCAGTGGAAACCAGAAGGATCTATCTGATGAGCTGGCAAGGATTGATTCGTTGGTAGAAAAACTTGGGGCAGAAAAGGAAAGTTGCGTTGAATCTTATGTTTCTATCGAAAAGCAGATTAAGGAGATAAAGAACGAGGATGAGAACGACGTGTTGTTTTACCGATATGTGAAAGGCTTAAGATTCTGGGAGATTGCAGAGAAAATGGATTATAGTGAGCAGTGGGTACATAAATTGCATGGAAGAGCGCTGGCACATTTAAAGTTGCCAACATAATTTATCTTTATTTGTGTTAGTTTATTGAAGTTTAGTATGCAAGTTTGCTATCCTTATACTGGAATTGATGAACAGATATTAAATCATTCGATTAGTTCCCCCACAACCTAATAAAACTGAGAGAAGACACCTGGCAACGCGGGTGTCTTTTTCGTTGCGTAATGTCGAGAAATGAGATATTATGGGAGTAGGTTTATTAGGTTATTAGGAGGAAATTAGAATGGCATTTGAAAACGGTTATAATATGTTTAATTATTGTGAAGAGCTTTTTGCAAAATATAAAGAAGATAAACTTATATTTTACAAAGCACTTCAGATATTGTCTGTATTTGAAAGGAGAAATGACTATCCATATTGTACAGATGAACTATCAGAAGTATGTGAAAAAATGTTAGGGTATGATTTGAATTGTGTAACAGATTTTTTGTGGAAATACACTTTATCAAATCAAATAGAATGGAATGCGAGAAAAGTTCTGTCGTGCAAAGAAGATAAGGAAGTTAATTTGATTGAAGAATTTACAGAAGAGGAAGGAAATAAGATAGTAACGAATTTTAAAAATGAAATGGAGGCATTCTTTATTACTTTAACACCGTTATTTGAAAATTTATTTATGGGGGAATCCTCTGCTCCTAGAATTGATAGAATTGCACAAAAGCAAACATATGGAGAGGATAAAACAATAAGATTCATTAGAAAAGACGGAGAAACGTTTGATTTTACGGCAACACCAAATGATATAAAGAAAATCATGGATGTATTTTCACATATGGAATAGTGGAGGTGCATAAAATGGATAGTGTAATTCCTATTTCGGATAGAAGAAATTCGAGTTTGGGAAAGAGAAAAATCACTCGTATGGAAGAAGGAAAAAACATGGATGATCTGTTAAAATCTTATATTGAAAAAGTGGATAGGGATCAGAGTGAGTTAAGAGAAGATGTTCGTGAAAGCGAAAGGAGAACAGAAAAAAAGATATCCGAATTTGAATATAAAATAGATAATCGTTTAAATAAAATAGAACAGATATTAAATTCTCAAAACGACAAAATAGATGATTTAAAGCAGACGGTTAATGACAAGATGGAAGAAGAGAAGAAGTATAGGCATTCAAACAATATCGCAATAGTAATAGGTGTTGTATCTACTGTTGTAGCTATGATTGGAATATATTATGCAACTATATCGACGATTACAAGCATATTGGGAATAGCTAAGTAAATATTATTGAACTTATGGAAGATTACTAAATATAAATGGCACCCTCCGGGGTGCTTTTCTAATGCAAAAATAAACCAGAATTGAAGGTGGTGAAGTGGCAGGCTATGAAAACATAAGAGACGCAAATAGTAAAAGAACTCCGGAAGAGCGCCGAGAGTTAGCAAAAAAAGCAGGTCAGGCAAGTGGCAAGGCAAGACGCAGGAAGGCGAACTTCCAGAAGACATTAAACCTGCTGCTTACTGCAGAAATAGATAATGAAGAATGGAAGCCGGTTTTAGAATCGCTTGGAGTTGAGTGTACTTTGGAATCGGCTCTTCTTATGGCTCAGATCAAAGCCGCATTAGATGGAGATACACAGGCTGCAAAATTTGTAGCGCAGTATTCCGGACAGAGCAACAGAGCTGAGGAAGATCTGGAGAATAAGAAAGCTGAAACAGAACTGATCAAAGCGAGAAAAGAATCTATCACAGGCGAAAATGAGAATAACGATGCGCTTGATCGTCTGGATCAGATATTAAAAGAGGTGCGGGACAATGCAATTAAGCAAGAAACAGAATGAATATATTGTGAACGCAACTCATAGATGGAACATTAAATCCGGGGCAGTTCGTTCCGGAAAGTCTTATGTGGATACAGCTTTTGTGATTCCATTCCGTATTCGAGAGAGGGCGGGCAAGCCGGGACTAAATGTTATCCTTGGTGTGTCTAAGGAATCAATTGAACGAAACGTGCTGCAGCCAATGCGTGAGATCTACACAGAGGAACTGATCGGGCAGATCAATAACCGGAATATGGCAATGATCTGCGGTGAAGAAGTGTATTGCCTGGGAGCAGAGAAAGTCAGCCAGGTAGCGAAGATACAGGGAGCCAGCATAAAATATTGTTACGGTGATGAGATTGCCAAGTGGAACAAAGAAGTGTTCCAGATGTTGAAATCACGACTCGATAAGCCGTATTCGTGCTTTGATGGAGCTTGTAACCCAGAGCATCCAACACACTGGTTAAAGGAGTTTCTGGATAATGACGAACTGGATATCTATTTGCAGAGATACACAATCTTTGATAATCCGTTTCTTCCACAGGAATTTGTTGAGCAGTTGTGCAAAGAGTATGAAGGTACAATTTATTACGATCGTCTGATTCTTGGGTTATGGAAGAGAGCAGAAGGAGCAATTTATAAACGATTTGCAGACAATCCGGAGAAGTTCCGGTGTGAAGTACTGGAAGGACCTGCAGACAATCCGGAACATAAACAATTCCGGAAAAATGATATTGTATCGATAGAGATCGGACTTGACTTCGGAGGAAATCAGTCCGGTCATTCTTTTGTAGCCAGAGGATATACAGACGATTACAGAGACGTAATAGGGATTATGTCTAAGCGAGTCATGGCAAAAGACCAGGAAAAAGACATAGACAGCAATATGCTGGATCAGCTGTTCTGCGATTTTGTTCAAGAGGTAATTGATAAATACAGTGTGATCAAAAAACAAGGCGATTATGTAGAGTACTGTAATGTGGAATCCGTTTACTACGATAATGCGGAGACAGTGCTCGGTAATTCCATCCGAAATGCAGTGGAAAAGAGATTCCCTTGGATGATTGTAAGAAAAGCGAAGAAAGCATCTATCATTGATCGGATTCGCTGTACGATCCGATTGATGGGAGCTGGAAGGTTCTGGATTACAGAGGATTGCAAGTCCCTGCAGACAGCGCTTTCGGATGCGGTATGGAATAAAGACGTGAAAGATAAAGATGAGCGTCTGGATGATGGCAGCACCGATATTGATAGCCTGGATGCATTTGAATATACAATTGAACGGGATATGCGAGATCTGATAGAAGAGGTGGAAGATGTTTGATGGATTAAAAAGACTATGGGGAAGGATAGTGAGCATGTTTAATTACACGACATTAAAAAATATAATTGGTAAAGATGTGGCACTGTCACAGGCCATGATCGATGCCATCAATGAATGGAAAAGAATGCTGGTCGGGAATGCAGAATGGTGTGACGATACAGTAGAATCCTTGAAATTGGAAGAGGGCATCTGCCGTGAGTTTGCAGATTCTGTCTTGGTAGAGATGGAAGCCAAGATCCTGAATCATGATAATATGGATAAAGTTCTCCAGAAAAGTCTATCTGATATGAACAAGAAGCTGCAGACCGGTCTTGCCCTTGGAGCAATGGTTCTCCGACCGCTCGGTTCAGACAAGGCTGAGTATGTTGCTGCAGATAAATTCATTCCGATTAGTTTTGATGATAACGGAGTTCCGAACGATATTGCTTTTCTGGTTGTAAAGTGTGTTGGCGAAAATGATTATTATACCAGGGTAGAGAGACATTATTTCACAAATGGGAGTCTGACCATTGAAAATAAATGTTATCATTCGCAGAGCCGAAGTGATATCGGGCAGAGATGCAGCCTGGAAGCAGTCGCAGAATGGGCAAATATTCAACCTGGGCCAATTGTTTATACCGGTATGACAGAAATGGATTTTGGATATTATCAGAATCCAATTGAGAATAAGGTGGATAGTTCTTCATGTGGCGTATCAATATATGAGTCGGCAAAAGGATTGATAAAGAAAGCTGATGTGCAGGCAGCACGTCTTGACTGGGAATATGATTCTGGAGAACGTGCGATTCACGTGGATCAGAGAGCATTAAAGAGTAAAGGCGGTAAGACTTACCTGCCAAGGCTGAAAAAACGTCTTTACAAAGGGATGAACCTTGAAGATGGTAAGGATAAAGAACTTTACAAAGAATATTCTCCTGCAATGAGGGATGAAGCATTTCGAAGAGGATTAGAAGAATACAAACGAGAGATTGAGTTCAATGTTGGTCTTGCTTACGGAGATCTGTCTGACGCACAGGAAGTGGATAAGACAGCCACGGAAGTGCTTGCATCAAAGACCAGAAAATACAATCGTGTTACTGCAATACAGGAGAAGCTCGAAGAATGTTTAAATGGATTCGTAAATGCGCTGGCTTTCTACAATGGTTTTTATATGTCTGGTGTGGAATTTACTTGCGAGTTCAATGATTCAATCTTGGCAGATGAAGAATCAGAAAGGCAGCAGGACAGGCAAGACGTAAGTATGGGTGTTATGAGTCTGGTTGAATATCGCATGAAATGGTACAACGAGGACGAAGCGACCGCAAAGTCAAAAATCCCGGAACAGAATCAGGTGATGGAGTAAGATGCGAGATGATTACAAGAATAAGATGGCCAGTAAGATTGCCGCCAGATATCAGGATCTGGAAGAACGAATCATGCAAGACATTGTTAGGAGAATCGTTAAGACTGGTGAAATTACCAGTACTGCAGATTGGCAGATTAATCGGTTACGGATCCTGGGACATTCTTCAGAGGATATCGAACGTGAGATAAAGAAGACGCTCAATGCTTCCTATCCGGAAATGTTTGAGCTGTACGATAAGGTAATCGAAAAGGAATATGTTCGAGATAAGGATGTATATGAACAGATCAATGCAGAATATATACCGTATGATCAGAACGAGCAGCTTAATCAGATCACAGAAGCAATTATTGATCAGAGTTGTGAAGATTTGGAGAATGTAACCAATTCGCTTGGATTCTATTTGGATTATGGAAATGGTAGGAAGGTACTGACACCACTTGCTCAGGTGTATTCGGGATACCTGGATGCAGCATGTTATGATATCGTAACCGGCGCGTTTGATTATAACAGCGTCCTGAGACGAGTAGTTACACAGCTCACGAACAGCGGACTCAGGAAGATAGATTATTCATCCGGGCGAGCTGATCGGGTGGATGTGGCTGCAAGGAGAGCGGTCATGACTGCAGTCAGTCAGATTACTGGAAAGATATCTGAGTACAACGCACAGAAGCTTGGCACCGAGTATTTTGAGGTAGAATGGCATGCAGGTGCACGACCGACACATGCAGTATGGCAAGGGCGTGTCTGGTCCAAGGAACAGCTGTATTCAGTATGTGGTCTGGGGACGGTCACGGGACTTCTAGGAGTGAACTGTTATCACACCTATTATCCTTTCTTTCCCGGACTGTCAGAACGCAACTGGACGGATGAATGGCTGGATGCCAAGAATCTGGAAGAGAGTGAACCGAAGAACTTTGGGGATAAGGAATATACCTTGTATGAAGCCAAACAAAAGCAACGCCAGATGGAATTGGCGATGCGGGCGCAAAGAGAAAAGGTTCGACTGCTCCAGAAAGGCAAGGCTGATCCGGATGAAATTCTGTTGCATAAAGCAAAGTATCAAGGACAGTTAAATGAATATTCCAGATTTTGCCGGAAAATGAAGCTTACGGAAGAACGTGAGCGTATTTACCTGGATATGAAAGGTCGGGTGGCAACAAATAGCAAACGACAGAATGCATTGTTCCCGCGGGAAATGATTGAGAATGCATCCAAGGATGTGGCTCAGTATAAGCGGTATAAAGAAGTTCTGGGAGATTATATTGGTTCGCTTGTTAATTTCGGCCGGATGAAATATAATGATAGTGAGAAATGGAAAATTATCAGTGAGGCATATATAGATGTAAAATGGCAGAGTCAAGCACTGAAGAAGAAACAAATAGGAGAAGTACATTCTATCCCGTATAAAGGTGCTCCGAATAGTGTGTTTGATAATTTCAAAGATGGTGCCTTGCAGAGACGTAGATATTACGGAAATGATGGAAGGCCAAGATTAGACATAGATATGACGGATCACGGAAATTCAAAAGAACATCCGATTGTACCACATTATCATAACTGGTATCTTGATGAAAAAGGTAACTTGAAACGTGAAGCAAAGCACGATAATCCACTTAAATTAGGGCATGAAATTGCTAATAAAGATATTCTCGAGAAGAGGTGATTGAAATGATTGAGTATAAAGATTATGCAAAATTTGAGAACTTGTCTGAGCTGTCAGAAGCTATAGAGATAGGATTAGATATCGAGTTTATTCTTTATGGAGAAAGATATAATATTTCGTGGAGAGATGATGAGCCGTTTATATGCAGGTGTCCAGAAGGTGAGACTAATTTCTATACAGATGCCAAGGCAATGCTTGATAAACATAAAATAAATGATAGACAGTTAAAGGAATTATGGAATGATATGAAAGTATTATCCATGTAGCTACCACCAGTCGAAAGGCCGGTGGTATTTTTGTACGCAATTTTAGGAGGTGATCCACTTATCTCCCTTTGAGACGCAGGGTTATGCGTCTTATTTTTATGCCCTGCCATAAGGCTATAAACTGGACAATTACCCGGCCGGAGGTTTAACCGGCTATATCCCATACCGCTGAAAGAGCGGTCAATAAAATATTTCAGGAGGAATGTAACTATGAAAAATATTTATGAGATTTTAAAAGAGTATGGACTGGAAGTTCCAGCAGACAAAAAAGCAGATTTTGATAAGGCTTGGAAAGAAAATTATCGTACTAAAAGCGAGTACGATAACGCAGTTACCCAGAGGGACAACTACAAGGCCTCTCTGGATGATGTGAATGCCAAGCTGAAGGAGTTTGAAGGTGTCGATGTAAAAGATCTGCAGGGGCAGATCACAAAGCTTCAGGGAGATCTGAAAGCGAAAGATGATGAATACGCAGCGAAAGAGGCAGATCGTGTATTCATGGATTCTATCAAAGAAGCAGTCAAGACTGCCGGCGGAAGAAACGAAAAGGCTGTTATTGCCATGCTGGATATCGATGCTCTGAAAGAATCAAAGAATCAATCCGCAGATATCAAAAAGGCTTTGGAGAATGTAAAGAAGTCAGACGGATATCTGTTCGGAGCAAACGAACCAATCAACAATGCAGTAGGTGGAACCAACATTAGCGGTGGAGCGGATCCAGGAGCAGACGATGTCTCAGCTATTCGCGCTGCTATGGGACTGCCGGAAAAGAAATAAGGAAAGAGGTAGAAAGATATGCCAAATGTAATTGCATTAAGAAAAACATATTCCACACTTCTGGATGAGGCATACAAGTTAGCATCATTAACAGCAGTGCTGGATGGACCGAATGATTTAGCTCAGGAGGGCGCAAATGCGAATGAAATCTTAATCCCGAAGATGTCTATGAGCGGATTAGCAGATTATGATAAGCAGACAGGCTATGCCTTAGGAGATGTAACGCTTGATTACGAAACAAAGAAGTGTGATTATGATCGAGGTCGTATGTTCACTGTAGATGCAATGGATAATATTGAATCTGCAGGTATCGCGTTTGGACGTCTGTCCGGCGAGTTCTTACGTACACAGGTAGTGCCGGAATTGGATACATGGAGACTTGCGAAGTATGCTGGATATGCATCAGGAAACAATGTTGTTACAGGAGCGATTGCTGATGGAAAAGCAGGTATTGCGGCAATTCGTGCGGGCAAGACTGCAATTAAGAATGCGGAGGCTAAAACAGAGACTTGCTACCTGTTTATTTCGACAACGCTGAAAGGAATGATTGATGACCTTGACACAACGGCATCAAAGAAGGCGATGGAAGATTGGGCAGGAGTAATTGAAGTACCGGCAAGCAGATTCTTTGATAAAATCACACTGACGAAAACTGGTGCAGGTGGATTTGCAACCACGGGAGGAAAAGCAATTGATTTCTTGATTGTGGACAAAAACGCAGCAATTCAGTATCAGAAACATACAGTTTCGAAGATTATCACTCCGGAGCAGAACCAGACAGCTGATGCATGGAAGTTCGGTTACAGAACAGTTGGTATTGCAGAAGCGAAGGACAATAAGAAAGTAGCAATCTATGTTCACAAAGCCGGAGAGTAAGGAGTGATGTCATGAATGTGACATACGAGTATTACAAGGATTCTTTTGGTGGTTCTCTGATTCCGGAGAACCACTGGATTTCCTTGGAATTAAAAATGAGTGCAAGACTTAACCAGTATACATTTGATCGAATGAAAGAAGACAACTGGCCGGAACAAGCCAAAACAGCACTTTGTGAAATGTGCGATTGTGCATATAAGTATGAGCGGCGTGACGGAAAGACTTCGGAAAATAATGATGGCTATTCCGTGTCATATGATACGAGTAAGCCATTGAATGTGATGTTATATGAAATCGCAGAAGTGTATTTGAT